GTATTCAAGTAATTTCGGTCGGTGACTTTTTTCAGCTACCGCCTGTAGAAAAGAATGGTAAAAACAATTACACATTTAATGCGAGTACATGGAATCAACTCAATTTCAAAGTCTGTTATCTGGAAAAAATATACAGACAGGAAAACGATATTGAGTTTATGAATATATTAAATGCGGTCAGAGATAATTCAATTACTGCAGAACAAAAAGCTGTACTTACCGCTTTAAAAGATAATGATAAATATAAATCCAGAGCTATAAATCTTTATAGTAAAAATGTCGATGTAGAGAAAGAGAATAATTACAAACTCGATTGTATAGAGGGTGAAAAATATACTTTCGCTGCGGATATAAACGGCGAACCTTTTCATGTTCAGCGCATATTAAAAAACTGGTTAGGTCGTGAATTTCTTCATCTTAAAATCGGTGCAAAAGTTATGTTTATTGTAAATGATCATAAGCAAGGTTTTTACAACGGCACTATGGGAGAAGTAATTGATTTCGATGAAGAAAGTGGCTATCCAATTGTTAAGATATTTAAAACCAGTAAGAAAATAACTGTTTATAAAAATGAATGGAAAATTGAAGAAAAAGACGAAATTACTGGTATAGAGAAAAAACTTGCTTCTATACTTCAATTTCCTCTCAGACTTGCATACGCCATTACAATACATAAAAGCCAGGGCTGTACTTTTGATTATGTCAATCTTGATATGAGTGATGTCTTTGTTCTGAATATGGGATATGTAGCACTGAGTCGGATCACTAGTCTTGAAGGATTATGGCTGAAGGGTTATAATTTTATCAGCTTACATACTGATGCAGTGGTTATAAATAAAGATAAAGAATTTTTACAAAAAAGCAGGGAGATAGAATAATGATTGATTCAATTAAAAAATCTATTTTAAAATTTAATTCTACTAAAGAATTACAAGAATTAAAAAAAGCGATTAATATAGAATTAAAGGTAAAAAAAAAGTGTAAGCATAAAGATAAAGTAGAAATAATCAAAGACTATATGGATGCTTATGTTTTAGAACAATGCAGAGATTGTGGTGAAAAATTTTATTCTGATCTATAAATTTTTCTTGACGTAAATATTTTTAACAATTAAACAATAACAGATTAAAGCAAAGCTTGTGCTTCCTTGACCGGAATAAGCGTTTCTTTAATAGAGACATTTATAAAAGGCTTATCACTCTCTTTCAGGTCAAGGCAATTTATGAAAATAAATTGGGAAAGAGAGGGTAAGTCTTTTTTAATTTAAGGAGAGAATAGTGTCGGCTATAATTCCAAGATATTACCAATATGATGCTTTTGAAGCGTTTAAAGAATATACGGCTGAAAAACATCAATCCAATCCCTTGATAGTGCTTCCCACAGGAACTGGTAAGGCATATTTACAAGCTATGATAGTCAAATGGATGCTTGAATGGCCTAATACTAAAATATTATTACTTACTCATGATCAGAATCTTATACAGCAGAATTATGATGAATTTACAGCACTTGTAAATGATCAGTTAATAGATGTCGGCATATACTGTGCTGGACTTAAAAGAAAAGAATATAAGAATAGAATAGTTTTTGCTTCGATACAAAGCGTTCATAAAAAGAGCTGGTCGGCTATTGGCTTTAGAGATTTAATTTTAATTGATGAAGCTCATCTTGTGCCTCATAAAGAAGAGGGCATGTACCGGACGTTTTTAACCGAGATGAAAAATATCAATAAAAACATAGTAATAGGGGGACTTAGTGCGACTCCATATCGTATGAAAGGCGGTATGCTTACAAAAGGTAAAACTAAAATATTTGATGATATTTGTTATGAAGCTACCATACCAGAACTTATAAATCCTAATCATCCTAAAAACAGAGATAAAAAACAATATCTTTGTAATGTAATAACACCTAAAAAAGCAATGAAAAGTAAGGTTGATTTATCCGGTGTACATATCAGAGCCGGAGAATATGCACTTGATGAACTTGATATAGCTTTTAATAAAGATGATCTTGTCGAACGCAGCGTAAAAGAGATTATTGAATATACTCAGGATAGAAAACACGTTCTTACATTTTCTGTGAGTATTGAACACTGTGAAAAGATTGCAGAAGCTTTTAAAAAATTCGGACAGGCTTATGATTTTGTACATAGTAAAAGAACTGATATTGAAAACCAACGTGCTTTATCAGATTTTAGAACGGGTAAAATCAAATATCTTATCAATGTGGATAAATTAACAACCGGTTTTAATCAAAAAAATATTGATTGTATTGCAATTCTAAGAAGTACAAAAAGTACAGGTCTTTATGTTCAAATCGTAGGAAGAGGTACAAGAATAGATCCGTCAAAAAATGATTGTCTCATTCTTGACTTCGGCAACAACATAACTACTCATGGCCCGATAGATAAGATCGAAATAAAAGAAGCTAGAGATGGCAGTACAGAAATAGGCACTATGCCCGAAAAAGAATGTCCGGCTTGCCATAGTATGATGTTTTTAGCTGTCATGATCTGCCCCGATTGCGGTTATGAATTTGAGAGAAAAGATAAGCATGAAGATCAAGCTAGTGAAGCCGATATAATTAGCAAATGGAAAAAGCCAGAAACATATGATGTGAGCTATATTGATTATAGCGTACATCAAAAAATTGGTAGCCCCGATTGTTTAAGAGTTAAATATTATGTTGGAGATCTATTGCATTATGATGAATATGTATGTCCTTTGCATACTGGATTCGCACAAAAAAAGGCAAAGCGTTGGCTTGATCAGAGATTGCCAGTAGAAAGACTTGACGAACCGCTTTATAGTATAGAAGATATTGTCAAAAATAAAGATAAAATAATAGAACCAGTTCAAATAATAGTAGATTTAAACGGTAAATTTCCGAATATTTCAGGATTTCTTTTTCAAAAAATAGAACAGCAGGAGAATGAAAATGTCAGAACCGAAGCAAGTATTTAATATAACACCGGAATTAATTGAAAAATTAAATACGATTTATAATTATTTTGGTCAAAGACCAAATAAATTAGAGAAACTTTTTGAAGAATGTAGTGAATATCGTGATAGATATATACTTAATCGCATGAGCGTCAAACTTGAACCTAAAATAGTTGTTGAAATATGTGATATTATAAGCGTAGTTTTGCAGTTACTTTTTAATGAAGAAATATTACAGGAAGGTTTGATTATGGTAGTAGATAAAGCGATTAAAAAAATAGAAGAGGGATATTATGAAAACTGAACAAGAAATACAAGAAAAAATAGATAAATTAAAAATAACATTCAACCAATTGAAAGAATCCGAAGATCCTGATGATGAAATTGATTTAGCAATAACTGAATATGCTATTAGCAATTTAGAATGGGTTTTAAAATGACCTGTTCTAAATGTAAAAAAGAAATGAAAAGAGATCGAAAAAGTAATCAAAATACAGAACTTGCAAAATTATGGATTTGTAGTTGTGGTCACAGAGTTTTAGAGGAGACTGATAAATAAGCTTCTAGTCGGCCTGCGGTCAATCCTACCAACACACAACCGGCACTTTAGACCGCAGGTTATTTTTTATATAAATAAAAAGGTGAGAAATGGAAAAGTTAAAGAGACATAAAAACGCTGAATATTCTAATATAATTAAGCATATATATCTATGAAAGAATTAATTGATAAATTTGTAAATCAAGGTTTTAAAATATTTCCTTGTCATGCAGATAAAACACCTGCGCTTAGTTCCGGATTTAAAGCAGCACATAATGATTTAAGAAAACTATATACTCAATTTTATAAATCTAATATGCTTATAGGTCTTCCAACTGGAAATATTAATGGTATTGTAATTATAGATATAGATATAAAAGACGGTAGAAGTGTTGATGAATTAAAAGAAGAGCTAAACCAATACGGAGAATTACCTCCTACTTTTGAAGTAGAAACAATGAGTGGTGGTAGGCATTTATATTATAAATGTCAAAGCACGAATTTAAGATCTGCGGTTAGATTTTTTGAAAAGACTTTACCAGTAGATATAAGAGCCGAGGGAGGATATTGTGTAACTTTTGATTATAAACAATATTTTCCCCTTGATTGTGAAGACGATGAAAATATAAAAGAATTAATGGCAGAACTTCCTGAATGGGTTGAAAATTATAAAAAGCCTAATGAATATATTGAAAATCTTGTACCCGATGAAACGCTTTTTCCACCTTCAGAAGTAAGAGAACTTAGATCAGCTCTTGCTTTTCTTGATGCCGATGACAGAGACTTATGGGTAAGAATAGGTCATGCATGTAAAAGCGTGGGTTCACTACAGGCTAAAGGACTTTGGGTTGAATGGAGTATGAAGTCTGATAAGTTTGATCCTGTAGATACTGAAAAGAAATGGATAAGTTTTCAGCCACATGATATAACTATCGCCAGTATATTCGGTCTTGCTA